TATCGCTAACTCCGAGGAGAAGCAGGACATCACTGGTAAGCAGGGTCGTAAGCTGACTTCCCTGAAGAAGAACAAGTCCGTCGTCGTGTCCGGCACCAATGGTCTGGTGTCTGGCGGTCTGTTCGAACTGCAGGTTGGTAACAAGTTCGAGAACAAGGTCACCGAAGTCATGTGGACTGATTACCTGACCGTGTCCGGTAACTCTGCTACAACCAACTATACCGCTGTCGGCACCGAAGGTGCTGAAATCAGCGCTGTGTATGCAAAGAATTCCGACGGCACTCTGGGTGAGCCTCTGGAGCAGGCCGCTTCTGCCGCCGCTGGCAAGTTTGCATATGCTCCCGACACCAAGAAGCTGACCTTCACCGGTCTGACCGATGGCACTGAAGTCGTCGTCTACTACATGCGTAAGATTCAGGCTAACACCCTGGAGAACCTGTCTGACCAGTACTCCGGCAAGTGCTCCCTGTACATCGACGCTCTGGGCGAGGATAAGTGCGCCAATGTTTACCGCATCCAGTTCTACATCCCCAAGGCCGACTTCTCTGGCGAGTTCTCCCTGGAAATGGGCGACAACCAGACTGTTCATGCCTTCGAGGCTGAAGCTCTGGCTGGTGGCTGTGGTGGCAGTGCAGCGCTCTGGACATATACAATCTTCGGCGCTAACGCCGCAGATGTAACCGAATAAGTCCAACCAAATAGCCCGTGGCGTTAATTCGTCACGGGCATTACCACATAGGTGGCTAAATGGGATACATATATAAAGTAACTAATGTTGTGAATGGCAAGGTGTATATTGGGCAAACAATGCGCACCATTGAAGCCAGGTGGAAAGACCATAATTGGGATTCAAATAATAAAAACGGTCCTAAATACTGTAGTAGTTTTCACAATGCGATTCGCAAGTACTCTGCAGACAATTTTATTGTCGAGGAGGTTGAAGAGTGCAACAACAGCTTGTTGAACGAGCGAGAGGTATTTTGGATTGCTTTCTATAATTCAGCCGATAATTGTCATGGATACAATCTTACCACCGGTGGAGATGGAGGGTATTTGCGTGCCCCGGAAACCGATGAGACCAAGGCAAAGAAGTCTGAGGTCAAAATTGGATGTAATAATCCATTCTTCGGTAAACACCATACCAACACGCATCGTTCATGTATCTCAACACCTGTCGTTTCCTTTACAGATGATGGGCACATCTACAAATACTATGTTTCGCAGATTGCAGCAAAATGTGATGGATACCATCAAAGCCATATCACAAACTGTGTAAAAGGCAAGGTTCTCCATCATGGCAAGACGCCGAATGGCATGAGGCTTCAATGGAGAAATGCTACAGAATCTGAGAGCGATGTTATCAAGGCTTGCTTCATAGAACATGATGTAGAGTGCCTGACATCGCAGGAATACCAAGAATATTGCAAAGGAGCATAATAATGGCGACTGGAACTATGAAGTGCCGCATTTGCGGTAAGGAGTATGAAGCTTGTCGCAACTCCAAGCGTATCGACGGAGTATTCCGCTGGCAAGCCGTGGCGTGTTGCGTAGAACACGGTGCTGAGTATCTTGCGCAGATTCGAGCATCTCGTGCTACGGTAGAGGTTGTTGCGGAGCCCACTCCTGTTAATGAAGCATACGCTTTGCTCGATGCTGAGTATGAGGATGAAGTCGAGGAAGATATCCTGGATGACGAGTCCGACGAAGAGCTTGAGATTGAAGTGTGACATATGGTAGGAGGCAGTTTGCACTGTCTCCTACTTTTCATAAGTAGGTGATTGAGATAGAACGAACTAAATACAATGTCGATGCTAAAGACACAGAAAAGCGTACCTGCGACGGAATTGTCTTTGACTCGGTTCTCGAAATGAAATATTACCGTGATGTACTTTGCCCCTTAGTGGAGAGCGGCGATGTGGTTTACTACGAATTACAGAAACCATATGAGTTGCAACCAAAGTTTGAACATGACGGCAAAAAAGTAAACCCGATTGTATATGTGGCTGACTTTTATATTCGATACAAGGATGGTCGAGATGTAGTAATTGACACAAAGGGTTGTCCAGATAGTTCTGCTTTATTGAAGAGGAAACTGTTCTGGTATGTATACCCAACCACCCCCTATCGTTGGATGTGTTATTCAAAAATTGATGGAGGATGGGTTGATTACGATGTAGTCAAAAAGAATCGGGCAGAACGCAAGCGGCAGAAAAAGAAAGCCGCTAAAGAACAAAAGGAGGATTAACTCATGGCTAAAAAGAAGATTCAGAAAATCTCTGTTAATGCAATGGACGAAATTATGAAGCGGTTTGATACCGTTGAGACTATTGAATGGAATGGTCTACAGGTTGTTATCAAGAAAAACCTCTCTCTCGAAGAGATGATGACCTTCGCAAATAGTGTCGTGAAGAGTTGCTTCGACCAAGCAAGCGGCGCTTATATGCCCGAAGTCAAGGACTTTGCGATTCGTGCCAATGTTCTGGATATGTACACCAACTTCACCCTGCCTAAAGACCTTAGCAAGCAGTATGACATGGTTATTCGGTCTGGCGCTGTTGAGATGGTTTTGAATTACATCAACTATGTTCAGTTTAACGAGCTTGTGAAAGCAATCGACTCTAAGTTGCAGAATACCGCAGATGCAAACATTCAGGCATTCATCACAAAGCTGGACAATGTCACTACGGCATTTTCTGATATGCAGACCGAGATGGAGAAAATGTTCTCTGGTGTTGACACCGAGGACATTGGGAAACTTGTTGGTGCTATTGCCAATGGCAACAATACTGAGGAAGGAATTGTCAAGTCCTACTTGGAGCTAGTAAAGAAGGATGACTGATGGCGGGCATCAACATAGATTCCGTGCTTGGGAAGGTCGATGATTGGAAGACATCTCCGAAAGGTCAAAAGCGCATGAAGTCTACTATTGACAAGTATGTGCGTACCAATGTCTCTAAGACGCAGGCTGGCAGTCCTGTTTTGACCAGAAAGGCTATGGCTGATTATGGAGATAAGCTTATCCAAGCAATTCAGAATACTGCCTTGAGTTGTGATTTGCCAGCCTCCGTTGCGGCGCACTTCTCATCCCTTAAGCGTGGCAAAACCACTATTTTGCCAGATGGCTCCTATGCGATGGAGATTTCTTTCACTGATGACCTAACAAGAGAATCGCTTGAACCTGCACGGTACGGCGGGGCAAGAAACATTATTGCAATCTTCAATAACGGTTATCCGGCAGATGCCGGACGCTCCGTGGCGATTTCGAATGTCTATGGTTGGTGGCATAGTGAATACATACACGCTTTGGGTTCTCGACCCGGATTACACTTCATGCAATCCGCCGTCGACGACTTTAATCAAACATATGGGTCCCAATTCGGGATTCATGCTACTGTTGGAGAAATCTACAGTGAGTAAATAAGTAGGGCTTGGCATTGCGCCAAGCCCTTTCTTTAATAAAGGACGGTGAAATAGATGGCTGATATTCTCTTGTCGTTTGGTGTAGCGACAACTGATAGCGATGTTAGTGAGATACGAAAAGGTCTCGACACCATAATCACCAAAATTGAAAAGAATCCTCCGAAGGTGCGGGTTGGCCTCACCGTCGATAATGATGCCCTGAATCACTTCAAGAAAGAGCTTGAGGCGATTTTGAATACCGTTAGCTTGGCTAATGGTGCGCCCATCACGCTGAACATCAGCGGGCTTGGAGAGATTTCTGCGCAGGCTACACAAGCCAAGAAGTCTTTGGATAATCTTAAGAAGTCTGGAAGCGGAACTGGTTCTGCGTTTAATGAAGCCAAGAAGGCAATTAACGGTTATTTTAAGGCACTTGCCGATGTAGATAAACGCCTTGGGCGGGATATTTATTTCGACTCCGATGCTGGGAAATGGACATCCACAACCAAGGAATTCCAATATCTAGCAGATGCCTTAACTGAGGCTGAGCAGAGGTTTAATACATTTGCTTCTGCGGAGGCTAGGGCTGCACTGACTATTGAGCAGCAGGCTGCACTTGTTCGTGCAGAAACTGACGCATACAACAAGTATGGCATTTCCGTAGAAGATGCTTGGAAAAAGGCTCAAGCTGCAGCGGACAAAGCCCAGGCTGCGGCAGACAAATCCGCAACCCAAGCCGCACTTAAGGCAGAGTCTGCCGCATTGACTGAGGCTACCGCTGCAGCGAAGAATTACTACGACCTCTTGACCAAGCTTAAGACGGGCGATTATCAGATTGCATTTGATGGGCAGACTTTCTCCTCTGCAGTAGCTGGCAATGAAGAATTTGTTGCATCTCTAAATCGTGCGCTCGAGGCGTATAAGAAAGCAAAAGAGGGCTTCTCCTCTTTGTCTACCGAAAGTCAGGAGCAATTCCTTCGTGATGTAACATCTGCGGTGCATGACTACAATCTAGCCGTTGAAGAGAAGGCGAACAAGGACAGAAAGGCTGCTGAGGCAGCCCAGGCTGCGGCAGACAAATCCGCAACCCAAGCCGCACTTAAGGCAGAGTCTGCCGCCTATAAAGAAGCAGCAGATGCCGTCACGGCATACTATAGTATTCTAACCAAGGTTAATACCGGAGACAATGATATCGCTTTTGATGGTTCGAAGTTTGTGTCTGAGTCCGGTGATTACAAGGAGCTTGCAGCTTCTCTGACAAAGGCTGCTGATGCGTATAGATTGGTACGAGAATCCGCATCCTCTCTGTCTGACGATAGTCAACTGCAGTTGCTCCAACTTATCTCTCAAGAAATTCAGAAGTATAATGTTGCTATTGAACAGAAGGCTAATAAAGACCGGCAGGCTGCTCAGGCGGCTGCGGAAGCGGCTGCTGCTGAGAGCAGAAAGCGTGAAGAGTATCTGTCTTCTGCTGAAGCCGTTAATTCACAGATAAGCCGTCTTGATACTATTATCAAGCAAACTGAGTCTAACCTTGAGAAATGGACTAAAGCTCGTGGCGGTAAGACAAGCGATAACTACAAGGCAATCGAGCAAGAGGTAGAAGCTCTGAAGCAGATGCGTTCTCAGCTTGCTTCTACTGGCAAAGCTATGGATGATTTCGACTCTAAGGTTGGTAACTCTACCGCTACCATTAAGACGAATTCAACAGCAATTAAGGATGCAAACGAGGACACTAAGTCCCTATCTGATAAGTGGGGAAGCCTCGCTGAGAAATTTGGCTCTTGGCTGACCGTATCTCAAGCTATTATGGCGGCAATTAGAACTGTTAAGAAAATGGTTTCTACTGTCGTTGAGCTTGATTCGGCAATGACCGAGTTGAAAAAGGTCACAGATGAAACCGATGCAACATATGAGCGTTTTCTGACTAAGGCTGCTGACCGAGCAAAAGCGCTTGGCGCCTCCATATCTGATGTTGTTTCTGCTTCGGCTGATTTCGCACGGCTTGGGTATAATGTAGATGATGCGGCTAAACTAGCGGACATTGCGCTGATGTATCAGAATATCGGTGATGGAGTTGAAGATGTAACGCAAGCTTCTGAAAGCATTGTGTCCACTATGCAGGCATTTGGAATTCTCCCCGACCAGGCCATGCACATTGTGGATGTGTTCAACTCCATAGGCAACAACTTCGCAATCAGCTCTGGCGGCATTGGCGAAGCACTGCAGCGCTCTGCTGCCGCTATGAATGCGGCTGGTAACACACTTGAAGAGACTGCGGCATTGGTTGCCGCTGCGAATACCGTAGTTCAAAATCCCGATTCTGTGGGTACAACCTTAAAAACGGTCTCAATGTTCTTAAGAGCCTCCAAGGTCGAAGCTGAAGAGGCAGGCGAGTCCACTGAGGGAATGGCAAACAGTGTCTCCGAACTACGGGAGCAACTGCTTGCCTTGACTAATGGCCGAGTCGATATCCTCACTGACTCTGGACAGTACAAGAGTACATATGAAATTCTGAAGGATATTGCTTCAGTTTGGGACGATATTGTTTCAAACCAAGGCACAGATAGCGCCGCTATCCTAGAGCTGATTGGCGGTAAGCGAAATGCCAATGTAGTTGCTGCGATTCTCGAGAACTTTGAAATTGCTGAAGACGCATTGAGCGTAGCTCTGAATTCGACTGGTTCTGCAATTGAAGAAAACGAAAAACACTTGGACTCCATCGCTGGACGAATTGGTCGGTTCCAAGCGGCATGGGAATCTCTTTCTGCAACCGTAGTGAATGGTGATTTGGTAAAAGGAATTGTAAGTTTCGGAACCACATTACTCAATGTCATTAACGGAATTGTAGAATTTATTGGTGGACTCGAGGGAATCATCCCGCTAATTCCTGCTGTATTAGCCAGTCTTATGAAGTTCGAAAAAGTTCAAACTCTGTTTGGTGAACTCAAAAAGACCTTTACATCTTTCGTGGGTGGGGCAAAACGATGCCCCTTTGAATGCGCCCACTATACCGTGGTGGTAACACTGAACGAGCCGTAAAGCGGTAAGGCGGTATATAGCAAATGACTTAAATGGCGTATGTAAGAAACACGCTCTAGTCCAATAAGTACTGGACGGGAATATCTCTAAACCCTTAACTACTAAATCATAGTGGCGACATTATGGTGGCGACCGTGAAAGCGAGTCGGTACAGTAAAAAGGTTAAGGCTGAGACAATCCGCACCTAACCTGTCACGAACAGGAGTGGTCAACGAGTATCTTAGTCACACGGTCCCGCATCGTGAAGGTGTACTCTAATCTAAGGCCAATCAGGCTGGTCTACTTATTGGGAGGAATCACATATTCTCCCTGCTTGAATTACGGCGGCTTATCACCGTTATGTGAAGATAAAACAACACCCATAAAGATAATCCCAGGCAACATCTAAATTACTTACGAACAGTAATACGATGCTTCACAGTCACTTTGACTGTTACCTTCACGGTAGTCTTGACCTTAGCCATAGCACATATCTCCTTTCAGCAGTTGCCGACTACTGCCATAATGTCGTGTCTCGCACACACGACGGCAGTGACCGAAAGGTCTGTCGGTTGATGCTCTGCCGAATAGGTGGAAAGCGCCTGGGATTATCTTTATGGGTGTTATATAAAGCTGTGTTAAATGTCTAATAAATCAGAGGAAGCCTCTAATGGGGTTTGGAATAGCATATTGCTAACCTCCAGAGAAGTTTTTCTATCCATAATTACTTGGTTAATACCTATTTTGATTGTTTTCCAGTATTCAGCAGATGCCCGCTTGTGTAATTCTTGCGTGTCAACATATTGTAGCACTGCTTTTGCACAGTCTTCAACAGTCCTTGGTGTTCTGCGACAGTGTGGACAGAAAATATACTTTTTCTCATTATCAAATTCTTTAAGGCAATGAGGACATATCTCCATAATGGCACAACCTTTCTCCTTCGGCGCTATCTTACATATATTTGCAGCTCACCATTTATGACCGCAGTGTCTGCACTCAAACTTGGATACGACTTTATTGGCGGCGAATGGTCCCCACAAGAAAACTGATGTAGCCTTACTCGCACCAGATATAACTTTAGTCTTGATGCTACCGCACTTAGGGCACACTTTTACTCCGGTTGGATGTCCACAATGCGGGCACGACTCAGCGTGAGATGAGATTTGAACACCACAGGCTCGACACGGCATTAGTGATACTTGTACTGATTGCTTCTCAACTTGGACTGCGGTCTGTCTTTCGCCCGCAGGAAGTGGCCTCCTTAAGACTTCTGGACCGTTAATGATTGTGTTGATAACAGCCGATTCGATTACCGCATCTTCTTTACCCATGACAGCTCTCATAATTTTTATAGCTTCATCAGTGTTTTGACTTTCGATAGCTTTGATAAACTGTTCATACGGCCCTTTCCGTTTTAATGTACGAATCCAAGAATATGCCATGTCACGGAGAAAGGATTCAGTGTAAATGTGCTTGCCGCAGTATGAACATTCTTTGCCCGCACAACTATCATCCACTGTCGATTTACAGTATGGACATTCAATCATTGTTATCTCCTCCTTATTAAGCATTATACAACTGCAAAAAACCTTTGTCAACTTCCGTAGGTTTGACATAATCAGATAGGTATTTAACATTGTAGGAAAAGAATTTAAGAAACTTGCAGATTATGATGCTGCGATAGAAGAGTTGGGTGGAGTATTTGACGACAGTGTGGTTCGGGAAAAGGCATTTGCTCAATCTGGCCTGACAAAAGCTGTATATGAATATATAACTTCTCTTGGAGTTTCTTCTACTGCTGAGATGACTTTCTCTCAGAAGTTGAAATTGTCCACTATTGCTCTTAAGGAGCAGGCGGCAGCATTCTGGGCATCTCCTCTCGGAAAGGCTGCTGTCATCGGAGCTGCTATTTTTGCAATCGTAAAAATAATCAACGCCGTAAAGCAATCAATCGAAGAGGCTCGTCAGGAAGCAATCGAGAGTGCGGACGCCGCAGCTCAACTAAGCGACGAGATTTCAACTCTAACGCTAAAGTATGCTTCACTTTCTGAAGCGGTAAAAACCGACGAAAGTGCAAAGGAATCTCTCATTTCCACGCAATCCGAGTTAATTGAGAAGCTTGGTCTTGAACAATACGAGATTGACCAGCTAATCGAGAAATATGGTAGCTTGTCTGAGGCAATTCTAAAAGCATCTAAGGATGACTTGCAAATGGCAGAAATTGACCTTAGAAAGGGACTGGATACTAGAACTACGGAATTGCTAGAAGCAGTTGGTTCCGCAATGAAGGACGCCCAGACATACTCAAACAACTACATAAGTATGCCGGGTATCGGAGCCTTCACTGAAGGGCTTGGATTGTTCCCGACCGACGAAGACTACGCCGAACTAGAAAAATTCAAGAACGATACGCAAGCAGCATTTGAAGCGCTAAAAGAGGCCGGAATGCTTGGCGCAGAGGCAATGAAAAATGGCAAAGGTGACTATCTACTCGACCTTAATTTTGACCTCAATTCTGTTGACGGTATTATTGATGCTCACGCCAGATTGGGCGAGATGCTGCGTCTAGTCGACGACGAAGCTGGTCAGAACAATGCCATATTCACCGAACTGAACGCTCAGTACGAACGGCTGGATGCTGCGGTTAATAACTATACTGATAGCGTAGGCGAACTCAACAAGAACCTCGCTAACCAATATATACTGGATGGGTTGATTAACGCCGGAGAAGTGCCTGACACTCAAGAAGAATTTGACGCATACCGACAGTCTGTAATTGATGCAGCCATCGCATCCGTTGAATTTGTTGGAAGCACTGAACAAATCAGCAGTGCCATTGATGGCGTTCTAAGGTCTGATGTTTCTTTTGCCCAATTCTATGATGATGTGGCAGACAGTGCATCTAATGCGGCAACGGAGGCAGAAGACGCCACCTCGACAATTAACGAAGCAATCGATGCTGTACAGTCCAAATTGTCGACTTTGTCTGGCGCTTTGACAAAACTTCAAGAAGGTTCTCTCGGCATTAACGATGTTATCGATTTGCTGCAACAGTTCCCAGAGCTCGCTACTTATGTAGACTTGACTGCCGATGGTTTCGGCGACTTGGAACAGGGTCTGCGTGACCTAATCAAAGCATCACCAGATGACCTCATCGAATCTCTGCAGGAGTTCAAGGAAACAAAAGACCTAACCGAAGAGCAGAAGAATCAGATTGATAACCTTTGTGCTGCACTGAGTGACCTGCCAACAGATGCTGTAAAAGATGTTACTGGCGAATTCGGCAGACTTGCAGAGCAGATTAAAGCTGCTACTGATGCTCAAACTGAACTCGAAAAGAAACTTGCTGAGGATGACTACGACGCTGGATATGAAGGCCGTGTCGAAGCATATAGCGGTTTCCAAGAAGTTCTTGACGCTGGTGAATATGGAAGCAGAGCCTATGCTGCATATAAAGATTACTTCATTCGAGAAGACCTTGGCCTTGATTCCTCTGGTGTCAAAGAATGGATGGAGACCAATGAGAAATATTTCACGGAAGGTACTGACGGAATTCTTGAATTCTTAAAGACCGTTGAGAAGCTCGGGGAAGCAGATGAATCGTTCAAAAATGTAGCAACATTTGATAGCGGTACTGGTGCTTTCTGGTATGACATCAATGAGTTGTCAAGATTCGCAGAAGAGCTTGGCTGGACCGAAGCAATGCTGCAAGACTTCATTTACAAATACCGTATGTATTGTGAAGAATGGGAGTCTCGCAGTCCTGCTGATACGATGAGAGAACTTTCTGAAGTAGGTCAGATTTTCTCCATTGGTTATGAAGATTTTGGCCCGACATTTGCATCCCTAAAAGAGTTGCAGGAGTACACCAATCTTGGTGAGCAGGGCGTATACGACCTAATTGATTCCATTAACGAACTTCGTGCCCAAGAGGGGCTCCCCAACATTTCTCTGATTGGACGAGATATTACAGAAGTTACTCAGGCTTCTATCACTCAATGGCAGAACTTGGGTGCAACTGCAGAGGAAGTTTCTGCGCTACTAATTGACCTCAAACAGCAAGATGTTGCAATCGCTCCCAATCTGTACATTGATACAGAAAGCGGCGCACAACTTGATGTTGATAAGTTACTCGCAGAGGCTGGATTTGAAGATTCTAAGACAGCTCATATCGAGGTAGACTTTACCGTCAATAATGAACCTGCTATGGCGACTATCGAAGCGACCGTCGCAGAGGTTGAGGCAATTCTTGGTGAAGGTTGGGAAGCATTGCTATCTGCAGATAGTGCAGACGCTGAAACGAGAATCCAAGCGGTACAAACTCTGCTTGAAGAATTACCTCCTAGTACCGATGTAATGGTGCTCGACAGCACCGGTCTTGCTCGTTCTAATCTGTCTAAGGTCATCGACCTGCTTGGAACCATTGATGCAAACAAGACAAAGACAATCACCATTCGTTATCAGACGATTGGTATGCCGATGTTTGCAGAAGGTACAAGTGGCGCAAAGGCAGGTCCGGCACTGCTTGGCGACGAGTATTCTCCTACAGGCTCTCCGAAGCCGGAACTGGTTGTTTCCGGCGATAAGGCATATCTTGCAGGTCAGAGCGGCCCGGAAATCGGGTATCTAAATGATGGAGACATTGTTTACACCGCAGACGAAACGAAGCGAATTCTTCGTGGGAACATTCTGCATAAGAGCATCCCCGCTCATGCGGGTGGCGCTGGTAACGGTTTGATTGATACCGGCGGATTAAGCGGTGGAGACTATAACTTCTCTGGTAAAAAGCCTAGCGGAAATAGCAGTAACAAGAACAGCAACGATGATGACGAAGAGTCTTGGTTTGAGCGGCAGTATAAAGACCATCAGCATTGGCTCGCAATGGACCAAGAAAGCGTTGACGATTACCTCAAGTGGCTGGATGAAGCATATCAGAAAGCATACGAAGAAGGCGTAATCGACCTCGATGAGTACTATAAGTACCAAGAGGAAGTTTATCAGGGTGTGCAAGACCAGTTCAAAGACCACATCAACGATATTGACCATGAAATCTCTTTGCTCGAAGCAGGTGTAGGCAACTCCGACGAGATAATCAACCTATCTCTGCAGGCAATGGCAGATATCGAAGCAGAGCTGGCTGCAGCAAGAGCTGCCGGTCTTGACGAGAATAGCGACTACATCCAGTGGCTTGAACAGCAGTGGATGAACTATTCCGAGAATGTAACCGGATTGCGTGAACAGGCAGAAACAGAAGCTCAAAGCTCTATTGATAACCTTGTAGAGTATCGAGTTAAAATGTTGAAGCAAGAGATTCAAGACCAAAAGGATGCTCTAAATGAACAGCTTGATGAGCTGCAGGATTTCTACGACAAACAGCGCAAGATGCTGCAAGACCAGTATGACGAAGAGAAATACTTGGAGGAGCAGAAAGAAAAGCGCAAGTCCGTCACGGATATCCGCTCTGAGCTGGCTATGCTTGAGAATGACGATTCTGCGTGGGCGCAAAAGCGTAAACTGGAACTGCAAGCAGAATTGTCTGATGCCGAAAAGGAACTGAACAGCTTCGAGAAAGACCATGCTCTTGACATGACTCTCGATATGCTGGACGAACAGCAGGCTGCACAGGAAGCTCAAATCCAGGCTGAAATGGACGCTCTGGATGAGAAGCTGAATGACCCGCACGCATTGTTCAATCAGGCTCTTGCTGATATTACTAACAATACTGAGGCTCTGTACAAAGAGTTCATTGAGTATAACCGCAAACACGGGTTAAATTGCCATGGCCCGTACGCAAAGTGATTTGCGTGATATAAACTACACATATATGCTGGAACCCCCTAAAGCCCTATACCAAAACGACAGGATGAAATATGCCTAATCGGATGGTGCGAAAGCAGAAAGAACATAGGGATGGACATATGGGTAATTCCTAAGTGTCCCTTATAATGGGAAATCAGCAGGGAAAGTCCGAACAGGACTGCCCCCAACGACCAGAGCGAGTGCTCGTACACTGCAAGCAAATGGCGGTGGAAAAGTGTAGCACTTGACATATGTCAAGTTGAAGATATGGTCTGCTCTCATGTGAAAGCATGAGGACGCATTGGCAGCGTCATTTGGAGTGTTGCGACTCTGAATAAACACGATAACCTATTTCTTTGCGCAGTCAGAAGACTGTGCTTTTATTATGCTTAAATGGAGGTGAATTATGGAATTTCCGAAGACAAGCGGAATCTATCTGATAACCAACACAGTCAACGGACTTTGTTATGTTGGACAATCTCAGGACATGAGACGAAGAAAAGATACGCACATCAGAGAGCTGAACAGAAACGCTCATTGCAATCGGCACCTACAGAGTTCTTGGAACAAGTATGGTGTAGACGCTTTTGAGTTCACTGTTTTGACCGAATGCCCCGTCGAGAAACTCAACGACGAGGAAGTATATTACATAGCCGAGCTAGGTACATTCGTTGGTGGATATAACATGAATGCCGGTGGCGGTGCAAACACAGGCTATAAGCATACCGAAGAAACGAAGCGGAAGCTTAGCGAAGGACACGCCGATGTTTCTGGCGAGAAGAACCCGATGTTTGGACACACTGTGCAGGAATACATGACCGACGAAGAGGTCGCACTTTGGAAATCACATATCGCCGAATCCATGACAGGAGCCAAAAACCACTTTTACGGCAAGGTTCATACAGAAGGCACTCGGCAGAAAATGTCCGAAGCTCGCAAAGGCAAGCTAACTGGTAAGGATAACCCCATGTATGGCAAGACACATTCCGCTGATGCTGTTGCAAAAATACAGAATGCGCTCAAAGAGTTCTATGCGAACAACCGTGGTGCCAATAACTGTAACGCTGTTGGGGTGGTGTGTCTTAACACTAGAGAAGAGTTCGGAAGCATTGCAGATGCTTGTACAAAGTACGGTATAGGCAGTTCCTGCATCTCTGCATGTTGTTCTGACGATGCTCATCTATCTGCAGGAGAGCTTGATGGCGTGCGTCTTGTATGGGCGTACAAGAGTGACTATGCTTTGATGGACGATAAGATGATTGACAAAAAGATTGCTCGTGCTCAAAACAGTAGGTCTGGCGCAAACAATAGCTTATCCAAAGCTGTGATTTGTTTGACCACTGGTGAGATTTTTGGAAGTGCTCGTGAAGCTGCGAAGCACTACGGACTCGACTATAGCACAATTTGCAAATGCTGCCGGGGTCAAAATAAGTCTTGCGGTAAGCACAATGAAAGCGGCGAGAAACTTCGCTGGGCTTTCTACGAAGGCGACAATGCCAACCATGAAGAAATTCGTGAGGTCGCTGAAACAAAATAAGAAATAGGTTATCTAGGCAGGCAACGACCAGGATATCGCCGATATGTGGGAAGAGGCGTACATTGCCGACCTGGAATACCAGGACACCCATGACGGCGAACATCCTGATGGCATTGAAATCGGTAATTATACTGGTTATGTTCGTCCTGAAAATCCCACACCTCCCGAACCTGAGGAGCCAAGTCCTCCCGAGGAAAAACCTCCCGAGGAACCCAAAGAACCAGAACCTCCCAAGCTAACAGATGCGATTAAGAAAAAGGTCGCTGCTGCGATTTGGAATGGCGGGTATGGATGGGGCAATGGCTCCACTCGTACAAACAGACTGACAGAAGTCTTCGGTGCTGGTAACGGAATCCAAGCTCTTGTAAATAAGGGCGTTGGCAAGAGCGGCGTATCCCTCACGAGCGAATATACCTACGCTAATATGCGTAAGAAGTTTAAGGGTTATGCTTCTGGCACAGATAACGCAACACCGGGCTGGCATAAGCTGTTTGAAGGCGACCTGGACGAGTATGTTTTCACCTCTAGCGACGGCAATAAATATAGGATGTTCTCCGGCCTTGGAGACAAGGTGCTTAACGGAGAAGCTACGGATTTCCTGTATGACTTTGCAAACAATGGAGGAACGATTTTGACAAAAATGCTTGCCGATTTGTTCGGTCAGACAAATTTAGGGAATGTATCACAGCCTATTCAGGCTATCGAGATTCATTCTGGCGACATTATCGTTCAGGGCAATGCTAACGAGCGAACTGTCTCTGAGATTCGCAGAGCTCAGAGAGAGAACCTTGAGTTCGTCTTGAAAGAACTCAATAAGCTGAATAAGTAACAATCGGCTCCCCTGTGATATGGGGAGCCGTATCTATTATACCAATAAGGAGGTAGCACTAAAATGATTCTTGACGGTTGTCATTTTCAGTACGGTGATTTCAACAGCCGTGAATATGGATTGATTTTTGCGCATTGCGATACAAGCAGTTATGACCGCCTTATGGGTGAGGTAAGTGCTTCCACATTGTTCAATAAACGGAATAGGGTGCAGTACATTTTGAACGACAGTTTCGAAGACTCACCCATCAGTTTTGAGGCAGAAGTTGTCGCAGATAACTTCATTGCCATCCCGCTGCAGAAGCGGCGCACAATCGAGAAAATGCTGTTCAACAAGCCGGACTACAGAAAGCTCTATGTCGACATCGATGACGATATCATGGCTGACACCTATGAGTATGTCAATGGCTATTTGAAACGGCTGTATTTTAATTGCAGATTTATGAACCCGTCTAAAATCGAAGACGGTAACGGCCTTGTTGTTGGGTATCGGTTCACCATCGAATGCGATAGCTGTATGGCGTGGCAAGAGGCTACCGAGCGTGAATACGATGTGTCCGCAAGCACCAATTCCATTATCACCGTCGATGCGGATACGGACATTGGAGGGTACACCTATCCGAAGGTAACGATTCAGGTTGGCAGTACTGGCGGAACCATTACCATCACCAACAATTCGGACGACTCCTCAAGGCTGACAAAGTTTGTGAATCTATCTCCCTCTATCTCCTTGGTGATGCGAGGGGATATCAACTATATATCTGGACAGAACTACGAGAAATTTTCCAACCAAAACTTCATTCGCTTACTGGATGGCGATAACAATTTCGGCATTATCGGTGATGTGGAGTCAATCAAGTTTGAGTGGAATAATCGTCGTTTCATATAAGGGGGTGTTCTGCTTTGTATGTTAAATACGATGCGCTCAATCGGCATGAGTCCCTTGTGCTGACGCTGTGCAACCCTGGCAGTATTTATGCAGATGATGCTCCCACGAAAGTCGTTGGTATGCTGGCTGATGTCAGCGACGAAGAAATGGTTGTCAACTTCAACTCTTTGTCTGAACTAAATTTCCGTACATACAAAGTGTGGCGTGACGATGCAGAAGCAGACGCATATACACACGCAATGTATAAGGCCGTTCAGCCCAGACGACTTTTGTTTGTGACTGGCATTGGATATTTCGTTATCTCTAATGTAGAAGAGGGGCTGTCTGAGGACGGCTCATGCTACAAGGATGTAAGTGCGAAGTCCATTGAATCTGAAATCCAAAACCGAAAAGTACCATACATCCCTAACGGAACCTACCGTTTTGCGAACGATGATGCAAACAATATCACCGGCATTCTGGAAACACTCGTGGCGACCCTCCCGCTGTGGACAATCGGCGAGGTTGATGATGCTGTCGCATCTAAGTACAGAACATTCGAGGATGTCAGCACAGAACTCAATGTACTGTCTTTTATGATTGACAATATGCAAGATGCGTACGAGTGCATCTTCTTATTCGACATCATCAATCGGACTATCAATGTGTATGACCAGGCAAATTATGTCCGGCAGACAAGCATTCATATCACAAGAGATGATGTTATCAAACATCTCGATATTTCTGAGAATGCTGACAATCTGTATACTGCAATCAGCGTAATGGGTGACGAGAACATCACCATCTCCGCTATTAACCCTCTGGGCGGCAATGTGATTTACAACTTCGAGTACTACTATGACTGGATGTCCCCCGGTTTGGGAGAAAAGGTAGCTCAGTGGCAAGCAGCTATTGATGCGCAAAAGACTCCCTATTATGACCTTGGTGTTCAGTATTACACGAAGTTAGAGGAAGCTTCAAACTTTAATATGGAAATGCAGCGTATCACTACGCAAATGACCATGTATCGCAGATGTCGTGAGAATATCGTTGCTGAATCCAGCACAGACCTAGTCGACAGCTACAACAATGTTATCGTTGAGAATGGTGGCGAAGCAATCACCATATACGATGAGATTGCTGACACAATCGCATGTATCGACGCTTTGTTGGATGACTGCCAAGCTGCATACGATGCGGCAAGTGCGTCCCTGGATATTGCCAATGGCGAACTTGAGACTTTGAAGTCTCAAATCGATGCAATCCGTGAAGCACTCGTATTCGAGAACTACTTCACCGATGCAGAATATGAAGAGCTTTGCAACTATGTATTCGAGGGAAGCTATACTGATGACTATGTCATTATTACAGACATCATGTCTTACCCCGAGAAGTTCGCTCAGATGAAAGTTCTATTTGACAGAGCTGAGACTACTCTGCAGAAGGCCTCTAGCCCAACGCAAGAGTTCAACATTGACTCTGAGAATTTCATCTTTGTCAAAGAGTTTGAACAATGGAGCGAAGAACTTGAGACTGGTTGTCTCATCAATGTCGAGCTTGATGTTGACGATGTTGCTTTGCTGTTCTTGTCGAACATCACGGTTAACTACGACGACCATACTTTGCGAATGACATTTGGCAATCGCTTTACCAAGTTCGATACGCAGTCTTTGTATGACGATGTATTGGGTAATATTAGCAAGTCGGCCAATACGCTCAATTACATTAAGGAGATTCTATATCCGATTAAGAACGGCGAGTTGAATGCTATGCGTGAAGCTCTAGATACAACTCGAAACCTGACAATGAACGAAGCCCTGTCTTCTTCCGACGAGGAGGTCGTCATCGATGGTTCTGGATATACTGGTAAGAAGAAGCTGAATAACGGTACATACGACCCGAGACAGGTGAAGATTACAGGCAAGTCAATCGTATTCACCGACGACGCATGGCAGTCTTGTAAGGTTGCTATTGGCGAAATCATTCTTGGCGATGGTGAAACTGCGTATGGCGTTAACGCCCAGACAGTTATTGGCGACATTATCATGGGTAACTCTCTGAGAATTCTTGATAATAGCGGTAATGACATTCTGACCGTTGTTGACGGAAAGATTGAGTCTAGTGTTGGCGAAGTCAATGATGCACTGACACAGATTCGTCAAGACGCAGAAGGTCTGAGTATTCGTGTCCAGACCCTGGAAGACAACGACGGCGAGGTTACAGAAGTCACAACCACAACCGGTTATACCTTCAATGCGGATGGTTTGACAATCTACAAGAGCGGTGAGGAAATCAAGAATCTGCTTAACAATACTGGTATGTATGTCAGTCGTTCTGATGACAATATCTTGGTCGCAGACGCAGATGGCGTTGATGCCATCAACCTGACCGCAAGGCAATATCTAACCATTGGCGCACATAGTCGGTTTGAAGACTATGGCACCGCAAGTGACTCAAGCCGGACGGCTTGTTTCTTTATCAGTGATTAAAGGGGGTGAGTCCTTATGGCAACATTTTCTGACCATAGATACTATAAAAATGGTACTGGCGGTGTATCATCTGTCATCGGATGGGAGAGTAGTTCTAACCGTGTGCTTCGTGTTAGCTTTACAACTGGTGATGCCGGCGCCACAAGTATTTCTTTGGAAACAGGCGCTGGAACAATTAGCCACCAACAGGGTACTGCTATTACATCCATCCCGTTCTATATTACGACGAGCAGCACAAGCCATGCAAACGCCAACGCTGCTGATGGGTACGCTGTTACTGGTTATATCAACAAGTCTGGCAGTAAATTCAGTGGTTCTGCCAATATAGTGCTAAAAGCCAATACCAAATATTATGTATGGTTTTTCCCGAAAAATAAGACATATGGATGGTCATATTGGCATTATACAGATGCTTACCCCACAAATTACACATTAAGCGGAACGGCGAAGTACTCATTGTCCGTAGCCGCTGGCACTGGCTCTTCAATCACTGTCAATCGAACATCGTCTTCAGTTGGACTTGCCACTGGTAATCTGTCTAACGGCGCAACAATTTATAAAGACGATAAACTGAAGATTACATTTAGCCCGAATACCAACTATAAGTTGCTTACTACCAAAGTAAACAATGCCAACTTCACTTCTGGTAATACACATACTGTAGCAAGTAATGTGTCTGTCACATCTACTGCGCAGGTACTTGCGTCTGATGTTGGTGCAACAGATGCGAACATCGGCAGCACCTCCACCATCACTGTTACCAAGTACAGTACTTCGTATTACCATTCGTTGCAGTACACATTCGGTAACCTATCTGGATATATTACGAGTTCTGGCGGTGTGTCCACAACTGAATCAAAATTTAGTGGGGCAAGCGTTTCATTCTCTGTACCCACTACTTTTTATGCGCAGATTCCCAATGCCAAAACTGGCACATGTACCATTACATGTCGCACTTATTCTTCGTCAACCAGTACGACTGTCTTGGGAAATGCAACAACATGTACATTCACAGCAACTGCAACGGGTAGCCCGACGGTATCTGGAACTGTGGTGGACACAAACGCTACAACCGTAGCTCTCACAGGAGACTCTTCGAAGTTAATTCGATATGCGTCTAAGGCTGTCGCTACGATTAGTGCCACGGCAAAGAATAGTGCGTCCATATCTTCGAAGCTCATCAATAGTGTTGCGCCCAACACAAGTAACCAACGGACATTCACCAATGTTAGCACAACATCATTCGTGTTCAAGGCTACTGATTCAAGAGGGTATCTTCGGTA